GAACATCTTGAGTATCGCAAGCGCTGGACTGGCGAGATGCTGGACATGGTAATGGAAGATTTCTATCAACTGCCTGAAGAGAAAGACGCAGACGAAGAAGACCTTCCTGTGGCAGAGCAACTAAATAGTGAGGAAGCACAAGAGGAGACGGGAACCTAATGGATGAGACTCACATCGCAGACATTTGGATGATGTTCAAAGAGTATATTGACAAGAAGCAGTTGGAAATAGCAGCAGAGCGTTACGTAGATCTGCTGGCTGACTATGGTGTGGAAGATGAAGAATTCAAAGCCGCAGCAGGATCAGACACAGTGTTGGACGATGCTATTTCTTATTATCTTGAATTGGATGAAGAACCGGACGAAGAGGACTACTAATGGGTTGGTACTCGGAAGTATCGAGAAACATTTCCAAAATTCCTGACGCAATTAGATTCTTTGAAGAAGAACTAGTTGCTGCTCGAGAAGAAGTCAAGTTTACTGGTAACATCGAACGAGCCAGTGCTTCAATGCCTGGCACTGTGGAACATCGTTTCAATCAGTTACAGGAAATTGAAGCGATACTGGAGTACCTTAACATTGAACTGCGTAGATTGCGCAGTTCTTTTTTCCGTCAGTATCTAGAAAACTATCAGAGAGCACTGAGCAGCCGTGATGTCGAAAAGTATGTAGACGGTGAAGCAGATGTTGTCGACTATGAAAAAATTATCAACGACTTTGCGCTGATAAGAAACAAGTGGTTGGGTGTTTTGAAGGCACTAGATCAAAAGCAGTGGCAGATTACTAATGTTGTGAAACTTCGAGTTGCAGGGATGGAAGATGCAACTCTTTAAAATCGGTATTTAAAATAGTTAATTTCTTTTGAGAAAATTCTAGCTATCTTATCTCTAGTTTCGTCGTTATAGTACTCTTGATATTTTTTGTTTTTTGTTCTATGCTTACTCTTAAGTCTAATAGTTTCTAGTTCGTCATTATATTTTAATCCTATCTGTTGACAAACATAATTCATTTCTTTATTCAAATTCTCATAGAGCATTATGTAATCAACAGCAATTTTGTCATCTAAAGTATAAAGAGGATAGTCGGTGGCTCTGCGCACATCTTTTTTTGAATTTTCAATGTAACTGTCAAAATCATAAACATTCTTTTTTGGTTTATAATAACTTAACCAATAGTATCTGCTAACCATCTTATCCCAGGGATTTCTTTCTATTGTAAATTTAAAATAATTATTCCATTCTTTTGGATAATGATGTTTTATAAACTTTGAGCCATTGTGTTCACAGTTTTTCAATGAAAAATTAATAGGTAATAGATTTTCAGCACCCATTCCCGAGAAGATAAAATCTGTTCCTTTTAGCTTATCAAGGAAAAATTGTTCGATACTTGATCCTGCGGTTTTTCTAGTTTTTATAAAAATAAATTTGTAATCATGAGATATAAACATAAGTATATTTACTTAAAAAAATATTTGGTAAAAAATGCGCTTTAAAACATTTATGATATACAACGAATATTATCCTAAATCAAAAAAAAATATGATGGATTCTATTCAGACATACAATAGTGCTTGGCAGATAGAAGCCTACAACGGATGCGATCCTAATAGTCTAGCAGAGTTTGAAAAAAAATATCCGTTGTCGGACACTAATAGACACGAACAACAGGTAAAGAATAAAAAGTATATCTCAAAAAAATCCTGTTTTTATTCCCACTTTTCACTTTGGGATTTTTGCGCAAAAAATCTAGACTACGTTGTGATTGTAGAAAATGATGTAGAGGCATTAATAGAATTTCCTTTGAATTTTATAAACAAGTTTGCTAGAACAAAAAATGATTGTTTCGGAATACAACTTACTACAGAATCAGCTTGTTTAAATACCAAAGGAAATAAAAAACATTATAAAAAATACACAGAATATCCCAATGGAATACACGAAGTCTATCACAAAGTAAATAAGACAGGAAAACGATATTTTATAGGCGCAACCGGTTATATCCTAAACAATCAAGCCTGTAAATATCTAGTCGAAAACTGCAAAAATTATGGTTGGACACAAAATGATTTATTGTTTAACGCTGATGACGACTTTGATTTATATTTTATAAAACCTTCAATAGCAAGATATGCTAGTGAAAAAGAAAACAAAACGTCATCTAAATTTTATAGAAAGGAATAAGACTATGATGAAAGGACATAATAAAACAGTTAAAGAAACTGTAAAACTTATTCCTCAAAATAGTGTTGGAGCAGAACTAGGCGTCTGGAAAGGCGACTCCTCAATAAAATTTCTTGCCAAAGCCAGTTTTTTACATCTGGTCGACAGTTGGAGTCCCATTGCCTATAAGGATTCAGACGAACACGGAGATTACGAAGGATATTTACAAAGATACAAAGCTATAGTAGGCAGCGACAATCCTGATAATTTTAAAGAATTTTACGACGAGATTTACAGTGATGTGCAGGCTAGATTTACAAGTAAACCTGTAAAAATACATAGAATGACAACTCGAGAATGGTTTAAAGTCTTTCATGAAAAAATAGATTGGATCTATGTTGATGCTAATCATGCTTATGACGATGCACTAAATGATTTACACGAAAGTTTTAAACGGATCAAATCAGGAGGTTTATTATTTGCTGATGATTACAGCAACAATAAACCAGGAGTAAAAAAAGCAATTGAAGAATTTTCAAAAATTACAAAACTGTCGTTTAGTAATTTTTATAAAGATCAAATCTATTTTAATGTTCCCTGATAGAAAATGAATAAATTTTTAATACTTTCCTGCGCTGATTCAAATAGGTTTGATGCTCACATCAATCATAAAAACTATGCAGACAAGTTCGGAGTAGATTATAAATTTGTTATCAAAACAGATGTGTCAAATCCTTTTTTTATAAAACCATTATGCGTTTCTCAAGCGCTGTCACAGGGCTATACAGATATTTTATGTATAGACGACGATGCATTTTTTATTAACAATAATTGGGATTTTAGAGAAATTTTCAAAAGTCACAAAGAAGAACTGATTGTCACCAGAGGTAGAGCTAAAAAAAGCGGTACTACACTATTCAATGCTGGTGTGATGTTTATTAGAAATACCAAAGCTATGAGAACACTGTTTTCTAAGGTAACAGATTTATCTAACAAAGAGTATAGCGAAAATTGGCAATCCGAATGGGGACCTTGTGTAGGAAATGAACAGCCAAGATTGATTTATCTTACACAAACTCTTTTTTCTGAACAAGTTAAAATTATAGACTACCCGGGCTTCAATGCCTCAGAAATCGAATTCCACAAAAGAAAGCCTTGTACCAAAGAAAATCTTCCAATCGTACATATTACAGGAAAAAACAAAAAAGCCAAAATAGAAAGATTTATAAAAAATACCGGAATAAAATTACCCTAATGGCATTACATATTACCAAACACAAAACTGTTTTTGTTCATATTTCAAAAGCCGGAGGCACCAGCGTTACTAACTGGCTGAAAAACAATTTTGAAGTTAACAAAATAGGACCTAAGCATTGTAGATTAGAAAGAGTTATTGCAAAAAATGTAGATTTCAACTTCCACTTTACTATTGTACGAAACCCGTTTGCGAGAGTACATAGCTGGTATTGGTATCACGTTCAAGGCGGTCAATTTGATAAAATACCAGATAAATGGCCTCATTGGAAAGAAGCAGCAGAAAAAGGTTTCACTCAATGGATATTAGATTCTGATAGAGAAGGCAACACTAAATCTTCTATATGGTGGACGCAGAAATCATTCATTGATATTACATTAGATTACGAAGCATGTAAACTTGAAAATATCAACAATGATTTCGCAAAGATACAAGAAAGGCTAAACTGTTTCGACCCTCTACCAATATCAAATACCAGCAATCACGCTCATTATCGAAAAGACTATACATCAGAAACAAGAAAAATCGTAGAAGCGCACTTTCAAGAAGATCTCGAATATTTCAATTATGATTTTTAAACCCTATAAATACTCCTGATGAAAAAAACAAAACGACAGTGGGGATGGTATCGTGTGCTTAACCATGAACCTGAACTGGAATACAAAGTCAAAGAACTAGAAATTGAGCCAGGCTGCTCTCTCAGCGATCAAAGACATTTTGACAGAGCAGAATACTGGTATGTTCTAGAAGGCACTGTAAAAATAGAAACTGAATGGAAGAAAATGAAAGACACTGTGCATCTCACAGCACACACGGGCGGATATAATATAGGCAAGCGAGTATGGCATTGTGCTTCAAATCCTACTAATAAGCCAGTAAGGATATTGGAAGTACAATACGGTAAGGCCTGCGAAGAAGAGGACATAGAAAGGAGAAATCAATGATTCCTGTTTATATAGGATACGATCCAAGAGAAGCTGCAGCTTATCATGTCTGCTCGAACTCAATTATACGACATGCCACACAGCCTGTTAGCCTAAATCCACTTGCGCTTCACTTGCTAGACAATTATGATGAGTCGCACACAGACGGTTCTAATCACTTTATCTACTCTCGTTTTCTTGTACCGCACATGCAGAACTATCAAGGCTGGGCAATCTTCGTCGACGGCGATATGATTCTAAGAGACGATATTGCAAAATTATGGGCACTAAGAGATGAATCAAAAGCAGTTCAGGTTGTACAGCACGACTATGAAACCAAATTGACAGAAAAGTATCTCGGCGCCAAAAACGAAAACTATCCAAAGAAAAACTGGAGTTCAGTAATACTATGGAACTGTGCTCATCCTGCTAATCAAACAGTAACACCAGAGTTTGTCAAGAATGCAACAGGTGCTGAGGTACATCGATTCACTTGGCTGGAGGACGAACTAGTAGGAGCACTGCCAACAGAGTGGAACTGGCTGGATATAGAATATGACTATAACCCAGATGCAAAACTAATCCACTACACGTTAGGCACACCCTGCTTTGCAGACTTTGCTGCTAGAGAAGGCTCTAATTACGCAGCAGAATGGCATCGAGAAAGAATTTACACAGACTACTCAGCGCAGCATGATCTGCCTTTCTAAAAATCTCGCAGACGAATATGTGAATGCATTTGCGCAAGGCGCCGGGTTGCCTGTACAAGATTATAATTCGGACTTTGGCACAGGTCCTATTCTAATACGCAGCATGGGTAAAAGAAAACTTATACATTCCTGCTGGAATAACGGACTAGATTTCTATTACATGGACACTGGATACATAGGCAATTATCCTTCTAAATCAAACCCTCATGGTTGGAAAAAATGGCATCGCATAGTTAAAAACGATGTACAGCACAGAGAAATCATCAACAGACCAGATGATAGATGGCGTAAGTTAGATTATCCTATTATACCACGCAAATCAGGCACTCACATACTTGTAGTTACACCATCAGAAAAACCCTGTAAATTTTACGGCATTGATCAAAACAAATGGTGTAATGATACTGTACAAGAAATACAGAAATACACTGATAGACCAATTAAGATCAGACACAAGCAAGACAGACAGACAAGAATTAAAAACTCAATATTCGATGATTTAAGGGATTGTCATGCTCTTGTTACCTACCAAAGTGTTGCAGCGGTAGAAGCAGTTCTATTTGGTGTGCCTGCATTTACAGCAGCACCAACAGCAGCCGACCCTGTGTGTGACAAAGATCTTAGCCTGATTGAAACTCCTACTAAACAGGATGCAGATAAAATACACAAATGGGCACATCATCTTGCGTATGGTCAATATCATATTAGCGAACTTGAAGATGGTACTGCTTACAGGATGTTAAGGAATGAAATCAGTTAGAATATATTACGCAGGCATTCCGGCCAAAAACACCAAATCAGAAAAACGAGATGTGCTAAGGAACTTTCACCTCGGTGTGCCCAACAGTCAAAGTACAGAAGTAGAAACATTTGATTACGAACCTTCAGACCTTGCTGTGATTCAGGGGTGGGTACATGCTAACAGTGGCAATGCTCCTCACCTAAATTTTAGAAAACAAATAATTGAACAGCAGAAGAAACACGGCGGTAGAACTGTTGCTGTAGATTCTAATCTGTTTCTCTATCGTGATCCCAAAAACACAAAACAGTATTTGCGCTTTTCACTAGATGGAGTATTTCCTACTACTGGTGAATATTTTTGGCAGAGCGCAACGCCTGTACGCTGGCAACAAATAAAACAGGATCTCGGAATTGATTTACAGCCATGGCGCGAAGAAGGGGAACATATTTTGATATGCTTACAAAGGAACGGCGGCTGGAGCATGGGCGGATTAGATGTAATGAAATGGTGCAATGATGTTGTAAAAGAAATTAAACTGAGAACCAACAGGCCTATTATGATAAGAACACACCCTGGTGATAAAAGAGCACGGCAGTATATAAGAACTGCTCCTAGAAACGTAACTTTGTCTACTTCTGACAGTATACTCAAAGACTTTGAAAACTGTTGGGCCTGCGTCACATATAATTCATCTCCAGGTGTAGCAGCAGCCATAGAAGGTGTTCCTGTATTTGTTTTAGACAAAAAAGCACAGCGTAGCCAAGCATATGATGTTGCTAATACAGAACTAAGATATATAGAAGAACCTAAAACATTCGAAAGACAACAGTGGATAGAAAAAATCTCTACAAGTCATTACTGCTTTGAAGATTTAAGAAACGGCGTTGCTTGGAACATAATCAAGGAATATCTATGAAATACGCAGCATTTACAAGTATGAATCAAGATTATTATGACCACTGTGGCAGATCTATGCTGCGTTCTTATAAAAAATGTCTCTCACACCTCATGCCCATGTATGTGTACAACGAGGATAATTTTCAAGTAAAAGTAAAAACTGTCACAGAATTAGGCTGGCACGAGTCTCCTGAATATCGAGAGTTTCAAGAACGGCACACAAATTCGCATGTAAAGAAATTTGCCAAAAAAGGCTTTTCTGTTATTCACGCGATGCAAAATATTGACTGCGAGAGATTAATATGGTTTGATGCAGACACAATTATACAGCAGGAGATTCCAGTTCATCTACTAGAACTTATAGCCCCAAAAAATGTGCTGTCTACCCATTTCTCAGTATGGCACAACAAGAATGATCGAGAATGGCATTCCTGCGAAACTGGTTTTTTTATTGTAAACAAAACGCACCCTGCGTTTTCACAATTCTGTAAAACCTATAGAGATATCTACGTAAACGACAAAACAGAAAACTTAAGACGTTTCTATGACGGCGAAGTATACGGAAGAACCGTGGAGTTAATGGAACAGAAAGGCCATCCTATGATGAATCTCAATCCCGGCCGGCACAAAACTCCTATATCAAGAAGCGTGCTTGCGCCTTATCTCAATCATTTTAAAGCCGGAGTCAAAGACAACATCGACAACAATGCACTAGCAGCAAAGTTCAATCTAGACGAAGACGACTAGTTTTTCCAATAACTTTCTGTGCGTTTTACAGAAATATCAGTTGCCTTGCTTTTGCCCTGTTTCTTGCGAGCCCCTTTTAGATGGTCAACCCAGCCTCCTAGTACTGTGTTTATAAGAGGATGGCCGCCACCTCCGGTCTTTGCAGCCTGCAGTATAGTGCCTTCTGTGTAGTCTAGCACATGGGGTTTATGAACTCGCATTCTGTTCAACAGCGTGCCGAACACATATGAATCGTGCCATTCAGGCAGTGTGAATATACCTTCCTCCGCGTGTTTGTACTGTCGTTCGAATTCTTTCAAAAACTTTCGACAGGTTTTGTCTTTCAAATTAAGACCATAAAATCCGCATTCTGGCCAAGTAGCAGAACCTTTACCTCTGCCTACATACGTGATCCATTTATTGTCAGGCAACAGTCGTTCCCAATCATCGTAGTGCCAGTCAGAATGCACAAACTGATCAGCGTCCATCCAAACACACCAATCTTCTGCACGTTCACAGGCATCGAACACTGCGTAGACTTTGTTGGCAAATCTCACAGCATCCCACTTGAACTCTTTGTGATGATCTCTCGGTCGCTTCTCAGGAAACGGACACTTGCCATTTGCCTTAGGAACTGAACCCCAGGTTTTCTTAAACTCTTGTAGTTTAGGCAAATTATCCTCTGCTGATAATATGGTAATTTGTTCTGGTCGAGGATTCACCGGCTCACAATTTTCTGCGTAAGCAATTAGGTTTATTCTATCATCTACTCGTTCCGCAAAGGAATCTAGAAATCTCTGAGCGTATAGGTCGAGTCCTGCTTGATGAAAAGTAGTGACCACAGTGATGTGTTTCATGTGCGTGCCTTTTGTAAATAACTAAAGGTATTTATAGCATGAAATTTTCACTGTGGAGACAATATGGTGCGCTAAACTCTCAACCTGTATGGGATGCATTTGCTGAGAGTGTGAGACTGCTAGGACATGAACCAGTTGACAATAATCCAAACGCAGATGTAGACGTAATATGGTCAGTGCTGTGGCAGGGCAGAATGGCAAGAAACAGAGAAATATGGCTGCGGGCAAAAAAGAATAACAAACCAATTATAGTAATAGAAGTTGGCGGCATACAGAGAGGCATTACTTGGCGAGTCGGACTAGGCGGTGTAAACAGAGACGCTTACTTTGCACCCACAGGCAATGACAACACAAGAGCAGCAAAACTAAGACTCAATCTTAAACCCTGGAGAGAAACCGGTGACTATGTCATGATTTGCGGTCAGCATGACAGATCACAACAGTGGCACAAACTAGCACCCACTTCCAAGTGGATGGAACAACAGATAGCACAGTTGAGAGAACACACTGATAGGCCTATTGTGATTCGTCCGCATCCACGTTCCCCCTTGCCTAAGATAAACAAACGTTTTAAAGACATTATCATACAACGCCCTCAGAAGCAGAAAGGCACATACGATGATTTTGACATGCGCTTTCAAGGTGCTTGGGCTGTGGTATCATGGTGCTCTAATCCAGGGCCTCACAGTGTGATAAATGGTGTGCCTGTGTTTACTGGACCTTCCTCGCTTGCCTGGCCCGTTGCTAACTCTAATTACTCACAGATAGAATCTCCCTTCATGCCTGATAGAACACAGTGGCTGAATGACTATGCTCATACAGAATACACTCTTGACGAGATAGCACAAGGTATACCATTGAATTACTTGACAAAAAAGATTGTTTAGCATATAATAAACACAATGAATACGCAAAGTCATACAGTAGAATCCTGTCTTGTACTTCTGTCTGACAACAGTTTGTTGATGAAAGAACAAGACAGAAATCTCCTTTCGAGTCTTGCACAACAGATAGATCGACAGACAGGATTAACAGATCGTCAGTTAAGACTTGCGAGAAAGAAACTGGACGAGTATCGCGCAGAGTTAGAACAGTACGACGTTGATGTAGATCTTGCTAAACAGCGTACTTCGTTAGATGTTCGCTACATTGACAGGAGCCGTTGGATTCGTCTAGAACAATCTGAAGATGGCGTAAGCATACTAGTAAGGTTTGTCTATCAGAGAAATCTTATTCGCAGAATGGAGGACCTAGCACGTCTTATTCCCGCGGATCAAAGAACATACGATCCTGAAACAAAAACACACAGCATTGACTATTCAGAATCAAATCTCTATGAAATTGTACATACATTTCGAGACTGCGGCTTTGATATAGATCCTGAAGTAATGCTACTGTATCAGGAACTGTGCGATCTCGATCCAGAAACTGTAGTGCCTGGTGTATATAACAAACAGTTAAAGAACTTGCCTCTAGCAGGAAAACAGTCGATTGAAGAGGAACTAGGTGAGATAGACAATTATTCTCTCGCACTGTATAGAGACAGAAGTATTCGATACGGTTTACACTATTTTGATTCACAGGACTTAAATGACAGTCTTGAAAACTACTCCTATCTCGCAGGTAGAATTGCGAACAGATCCAGTGCCAGTGTAGTAATAGAAAACACAAAATTCTCAACGGACATGCTGGTGCTGGCATTAGAAGAACTAAATCGTTTGCCCCTGCTAATTGTGCTGCCTGCTCAACTGCCAGAGTCTCTAGTAGAAATACACAAAAGTCTAAAAAATATCGTTGCGCCAGAAGAAACAGCCGTGATGTTTAGGCTAGACAACAAAGAGAACAGTGACGTCAATGAATGGATAAAAGACAATAAACTTAACAATCCTCTTGATTCTCATAAGAAAATTGTGTATACTGTTGACGCAAAAGTACCAAAGCCTATACTTAATTCTGAATGGGAACCTCAAGCAGTTCTCAGTTTCAGTCACAGTTCTCTGCTTGTATCTGTAAAGAAGATACTGAACTTTTATTCAGACAGTGATTTGATAATCTACTATGAAGACAGCGAAGGCAGTATCGTTTCACAGAACTCTGTAAAAATGGAAAGGATTGAATGACAACCTGTAGATTGATTATTGAAGATGAAGTAAATGTAAAATTGGAAGGTCTGCCTGTGGACATTCGTCGTAAGGTAGCAAACGCTCTCAAGTTTGAAGTGCCATATGCGAAATACATGCCGCAGTATAAACTGGGCCGCTGGGATGGCAAGGTAGCATTCTTTGGCATCGGCGGAACAGGCTATGTCAATCACCTTGATAAAATTATAGAAATACTCAATAACTGTGCTGTTGAAATCACTGACATTGAAGACAGAAGGCAACCTGTTAAACTTAATTTTGACAAAATAGGCGAAGACTATTGGGGCGATACAGTTTGGCCCGAAAAACATCCAGCAGCAGGCGAGCCTATTAGACTGCGTGACTATCAGGTAGAAGTAGTCAATAACTTTCTAGAAAATCCTCAAGCACTTCAAGAAGTAGCAACAGGGGCAGGTAAAACTATTATTACTGCTACGCTGTCAAAGATTGTAGAACCCTATGGCAGAAGTCTTGTAGTAGTGCCAAACAAATCACTTGTAGTACAGACAGAAGAAGACTACAAAAACTGCGGGCTTGATGTCGGTGTGTATTTTGGAGACAGAAAAGAACTTGGCAGAACACATACAATCTGCACTTGGCAAAGTCTTAACATTCTAGACAAGCGAAACAAGAACGGTGAGGAGATACTATCTCTCGCAGAGTTTTTGGAAGGTGTATCTACGATAATAGTGGACGAAGTTCATCAGGGAAAGGCTGACGTTCTGAAGAAACTGCTGACACAGAATCTCAAAAATGCGCCTATCCGCTGGGGCTTGACAGGCACTATTCCCAAAGAATCATTTGAGTTTGAAAGCATACACGCTTCAATAGGTCCTGTGATAGGCAATGTATCTGCCCGAGAACTTCAAGAAAAAGGCGTGCTGTCAAACTGCCATGTCAATATCTGTCAACTTATGGACACACAGGCATTTCAAGACTATCAGGCCGAACTGAAATATCTTGTAACAGATCCTGACAGAGTAGAATACATCGCAAAACTGATTAACACTGTGAAACAGGAAGGCAATACTCTTGTGCTAGTAGATAGAATCTCCGCAGGTGAAATGCTTCAGGAGAATATACCTGATAGTGTGTTTGTGAAAGGTGATGTCAAACTCAACGACAGAAAAACTGCCTATGATGATATCAACGAAGGCTATAACCGAGTAGTAATTGCCACATATGGCGTTGCGTCAGTTGGCATTAACATTCCTCGCATCTTTAATCTTGTGCTACTGGAACCCGGTAAATCATTTGTAAGAGTTATTCAGAGCATAGGCAGAGGTGTAAGAATGTCACACGACAAAGACTTTGTTCAAATCTGGGATATCACTTCAACCTGTAAGTATGCCAAGCGCCATTTAACACAACGCAAGAAATTTTATTCTGAGGCTCAGTACCCCTTTACCATAGAAAAAATAGATTGGAAATAAAATCAATATGAATATACTAACTGTAGAAGATTACGCATTCTCGCTAAACAATTTACCAGACGAACTCGAAGATGACATACAGTTCGCAGTGCTGGACAATTCGGATCCTAAAGATCCTGATTTCTTTTTTATCCCCTTAATTTTTCTTGAGAGTTTTTCCGCGCCTGCTATGGTGATGGAGATTGACGGCCGAGAAATCATGATGCCTGTAGATTGGTGTATGGCAGTAGGAGACAGAGAAACAGGCAATGACTTGGAAATACTGCCACTGACTTCTATCAACGACAGAGGCTTTCATGCTTTTACATACAATCCCCTATCCTCTTTCCGTTCCGAGTTTGCAGATATCAAGGTAACTAATTTTTATAACGATGTGAAATGGTACTTTCCCAAAATGAAAAACGGACAGTTGCTAGCAGTACCCCTAGAAGATGGTGATTCACCACGCTGCGCATATTTTGTGAAAGACATTTCGCGTCAATCAGAAATCATAGACTACACAAATCTTTTTTAAAATGACAGAACTTAAAGACAAAATCACAGAATACAGCAATAACCTTAATTTACTGAGAGAAATGACTGCAGACGGTACAGAAGTTTTTCAGTATATCATAGACTTGGGAAAAAAACTACAAAAAAATGTGTTAAGTGAAGAACGTCGCACTCCGGAAAATCAAGTTACGAAGTGTCAGTTTGACATGTATGTGGATTACGAAGACGGCGAATGGCGTGCCTATTCTAACGGAATGATTTCAAGTGGCTATGCCTACATATTGTTAGATGTGTTTAACCCAGTGTCTCCGGAAGAAGCAGCCGAAGTCACAATGGAGGATTTTGAGCCTCTAGGAATACAGGATCTGCTAACTATGAACAGAGCAACTGGTTTTTACCAGATGATAGACATAATGAGGAGAAACGCACAACATGTCAATTAAATCAGGCAAGATTTGGGGTGAGACAGAACTGATACACGCGAACGGTGTATTGGAATTTCACAGGATAGAATACAAGGCAGGATACAAGTGTTCCGAGCATGAGCATCAGTTTAAGTGGAACGGCTTTTTTGTAGAGTCAGGCAGGATGCTGGTACGTGTATGGCAGGATGATCAGGATGGTTTGGTCGATGAGACTATTCTAGAAGCAGGTGATTTTACACAGGTCAAACCAGGCAAAATTCATCAGTTTGAAGGATTAGAAGACGGTGTAGCATTTGAACTGTATTGGGCTGAATTTGCACATGACGACATAGTAAGAAGAACTGTGGGCACAAAGGTTACAAAGAATGGGAAGTCTTGAACCAGGCAGAACTATAAAGTACATGACAGACGAGCATGGACAAGTTTGGGCAAACTACGAAGGTGACAGAGCAATTAAACAATGGCTTGTAGGCAGCCCTGATCCTTACTATCATGTCAATAGCAGTTTTCTTAAAGAATACACAGAAATGCTAGAGTATGCTCGATTCGATCCTAGATTAGAATACATGCTAACCATTTGTTTACAGGTTTATAGATTGGCAAAGACAACGGAGCGTAATAAATGTCCAAATTAAACTCAGGTAAAACAATCATCTACGAAAGAGATAACAACACTGTGTATGGTAGATATCACGGCGAACAAGAACGTTGGGTTGTAGGCAGTACAGTAGACTCCGAGTCTGTGCTTGACTATGCAGAATGGCAAGATATGACGGCCGCTGCTCACAGCAATCCAATATTAAAGTCTCTCATAGACAAATGTATAAACACATATAGGTTGATGAAATCATGATAATTTTAACTGTTATATTAATAGCAGTAGTGATGTTCCTATTATGGAACCACACTGCGAATGCCTGTTTCAACAATTGTTGGAACTGTGATTCTACAACGACTGCCTATATTATTACGCTGCTTTTTTTAATCACAGTATTGATTTATTTTTCACAATAGTATATAATAAACTATGGCATCACAGACACTAAAAGAAATACTAGCAGCAATAGATTTTAACGCTCGATCTGTTTGGCAGGAATTCTCAGACGAAGAAAAGAAAGCAGTAAATTTTTGGCTCTTGAATAGATACGCAAGTAGTGTGCAAGGCTCAAGAGAAGATCAAGAATTAGCAATCTTTAAAACCAATGAATATTATAATAAAAACTATTCTCAAATAACCACAAGCAAAGAAAATGGACACTCTGAACTGAAGTGGCAACTGCTCTGTCTTAGCGGGAACTGGAATGCAGTAAAGTTTCATCCTTGGCTTGGTTTCAAAAAGAAAGCAGGCAATAACACCAAAGCAGTTAATCTCTTGCTGACAATATATCCTAACATGAAAGAACAAGAGGCAGAACTACTTGCTGGAATATCTACAAAAAGAGAACTCACTGACTTGGCTGAAGAACATGGTCTCGAAAAGCCCAAACTCTAAACCCTATATCTGCGAATACTGCGGAACAGGTTACACACGAGAAAAAACTCTCGCAGTTCACATGTGTGAGAAAAAGCGTCGTGCTCTTCAAAAGAAAGAAAAGCGAGTACAGATGGGCTTTTACGCATTCAACAGATTCTATCGTTTAAGCGCCGGCGCAAAGAAGGACAAGACCTACGAAGACTTCTGTAAGTCTCCCTACTACAATGCGTTTGTGAAGTTTGGCTCATTTATTACTAACGTGCGTCCTTTGTATCCTGAACGGTATGTGGACTATGTAGTAACGTCAGGTGTGAAACTGGATCACTGGTGTAGAGAAGAAATGTATGAAAAATACGCACTGGATCTTATTCTCAACGAAAATGTCGAAACTGCGCTAGAACGAAGTATAATGACAATGACAGAATGGGCAGATGAAAATGACTCTGTGTGGAATCACTATTTTCACTATGTCAGCCTCAACAGAGCAGTGTGGCATATCAAGGATGGCAAAGTATCTCCTTGGCTTATCATGAACTGTGCCAGTGGCCGAGAAATGTTAAATAAGTTCACAGACGAACACCTTGATATGATATACTACGTAATGAATCCGCAACACTGGGGCAAAAGATTTTCTCGACAGCCCACAGACGTTGAACTTGTAAAACAGGTCGCAAGAGAGAGCAATCTATAATGCCTGATATCGATATAGACTTTCCTAACAGAGACGTTATACTCGACAAAATTCCTCACAGAACTGCCGTGCTCGAAAACGGCAAAAAACACAACACCGGCGTCTACGCAACTGAAATACCTTACAACCCTGTGGATAATCGTGCTACTATAGATTATAAAACCGCAGAGAAACGAGGCTATTTCAAACTGGACTTTCTTAACGTATCAATCTATCAGGGTGTTCGAGACGAACAACATCTACAGCAATTAATGACAAAGGAGCCAATATGGGAACTGCTAGAGGAAGACGAGTTTGTGGATCAACTCTTTCATTTGAACGGGCATGGAACACTACTGAAAAAGACCTGCCCAACTTCCGTGGAACAATTAGCTGCCGTCCTGAGTATGATAAGACCGTCGAAGAAGCACTTGCAAAACAAGGACTGGACGACTATTTTACAGGAAGTGTGGAAGAAGCCCGAAGACGGTAGTTATTACTTCAAGAAGAGTCATTCATTTTCTTACGCAATGGCAGTTGTGGTACATATGAATTTGTTATGTGAGCAGATGCTCGAGGAAGATAATTAGCGTTTGTTCTTTCGAACCAATTGAACGTTCTTTCTTTTTATTCTTT